TGCAGATAGCGAGCGCCCTTGCAGTCCAACGACCCTAGGGCTCTCAAGCGGCCCCGTCAGGTCGCCTTGCACGTTGCGGAGAATGGGATTCAGCGCGGAAGCAAGCTGATCCTGCAACCTGTTCAGCGAGTCGTCTACGCTGAAGATGCGGGAGAGTTGCTTGATGGTCGGCATTAGGGAATACCGCCGCCGCCACCAAACCCGTTACCAAAGGGCCACGTACCGTTGGTCCACTGCACGTCGGCAATCGTAGCCGGCGAGCCAGCGTCGCGGTTCTCGCCCGCAGCCTCAATCCGCTTGATGAGCGCCGCCTTCTGGAACTGGAGCGTGCTGGTGTCGCTCTCTTCCTTCTGGAGCATCTTGATCGCAGCGTCGGTGACCACGTACTCAAGCCAGCCGGACACGCCGTCAGCCACGAGCGACCCAAGGCCGACGCTGCTTGCCGACAGTTGCAGTCGCGTGGACGCACCAACCGTAGGTGTGGGCAAGGTGCTGTTGCCGACGCTAAGAGCCAGTTCCGCGCTGTCAGCCTGCACCAGCGTGATCACATTGCCGTTGGGCGTCGCGGTCACGTCGCCGTTGGTGATCGTCGCAGCGTTGATTGCAGTCGCAAGGTTGGCGGCAGCATCCGTCGTCGTCAAACCCGTCGCCCAATCGGCGGGCGTGGTCAGGGTGACGTTGCCAATCGCAAAGAAGTCGTTCGCGACGGGCAGCGAGGCCACCGTCAGCGTCACCTCGTCTACCAACTCAGCCAGACGCGGGATGTACCAGATGCGGATCGTCTGACCCGTCTGCGGCGACGGCGTGAACCAAAGCTTGTTCCCGCTCAGTCGGTAGCGCAGGTTGGTGACGCCAATCCACGTCTGCACGTTCGCGGTCGAGTAGCGGTTACGCTCTGCCAGCGAGAACGGGCGCAACGACACATAGCCATCAGGGCCGCTGCCGATCTCCAGGTCCACGCCGAGCAGCTTGTAAAAGTCGTCGGGCAAATCGTAGCGCGACTGGTTGCCCACCAGGTTGAAGGAGTACTCCTTCACGTAGTAGTCGTTGCCGTACTTCTGCACCAACAGGTCGTACAGTTCGTAGTACGAGGCGTTGATGTAGCTGTTCAACTCCGCGTCGCTGATGAACGTCGAGTTCACCATGTCGGCGCGCTGCCGACTGGCCGTGCGGAGTTGCCCGAGGTTCATCTTGGGGTAGATCGCCATGAGAACCTCCACAAGCACATCAAGGGAGCGCCCTACCCTACCGTAGAGCGCCCCCCGATGCTAGCGCGAGTTAGTACTCGCTCTCGTCCTCTTCACCGATGTCCTCGTGCACCCCCTCAACGTGCGGCATCGCATCAGCGATGTGGAACGCAGAGGTGAGCGCAGAGGCCACGGCCTGGGCATCGCCGGACTTGACGGCGTCGATCAGATCCTCGGCGCACGCAAGCATCGCGTGACCGGAACCCATCTTGCCGCCGCCATGCTCGGCCTTGCCTTCGCCCATGTCCTTCTTGGGCTTCATCTTGCCGAGGATGATTGCCACCGCAGCCTTGTCATCGTGAACCATGACAGCCTCCGGTTAGTACGCGGTCGTGTTGGACAGCGTAAGCTCAACATACATCACGGTGCCGTTGTCAGGCACGGTGCTGACGCTCAGAGCAAGCGGAGAGCCGCCAACAGTAACCGTCGTAAAGGTAATAGACGGATTGCCAGAGGAGCCGTTCACGTTGTCGTTAATCACCCAGAGCGCAATCGGAGCGGCAGCAGTGCCACCCGGGACCGCCGACATAGACACGTTGAGCAAGCGCACATACGGGTCGTAGGTCGGCACGCCGCCGTTGCTGGCGCCCAGCGTCAGCGTGAAGTCACCGTTGCCAAGATCGGTCAGCGACACAAAACCCTGCGACGGGTTGATGGTGACGGGCGACGTGCTGCTGTTCAGCACCTCGCTGAGAACCAGCGACGGAGCGCCACCGCTGTACGTGATCTTGGCAAACAGCTTGATGACCTTGCGCTCAAGCGTGCCGCCAAACTGGTTGTAGGTACGGTTAGCCATTAGTTTCTCCTTATATAAAGGGCGGACCCAGAAAATCTGAGCCCGCCCTCTATACGGGTTAGTTGTTAGGCGCCGAGCTGCACGACGGCGTTGAAGCCGGGGGCGTTGCAGCCGAGGTTCGCGTAGGACACCACGCGGAGCTCAGCGGCGTCGCTGTTGTACACGCGGAGCATCTCAAGCCCGTCCGCGTACTTGGCGATGTGGGGCGCCGGCCCGAGCGAGTAGAGCTTCCACGTGTCCATCTGGAGCAGGAACGCGGTCTTCGCGGGGCACGAGCGGTCGGGGAACACCTTGATCTGACCGGCGGCGCCGTTGATCAGGATGCCGGGGTAGTAGAGCTTCGCCGGGCCGTCGAACGAGATGTACTGCGCCTTGGCACCGAGCGACTTCTCAAGCGCGGCGTACGAGGCGAAGTTCATAATGCACACGTCCGGCGTGCCACCTTCGCGGGCGACGAGGAGCGAGGCGTCGATCACGGCCTCCTCGATGCTCTGCGACGTGCCGTTGAAGCGAACGCCGCCGAGGCGGGTCGGATCAACGCTGCGGTCCACGCCGAAGAAGTTGTCGCCGGTCGTCGGAGCGGTCGTCGGAACCCACGCCGCAAGACCCTTGAGCGCGAGGCCCTGGTCGCCCTGCACGACGAGCGAGTCACCGATCTGCCAGCCAGCGGGGTTACCAGCGGTGCTGCCCATCGTGGTGGCCGAAACGGTCACAACGCCAGTGGTGCGGTTCACGGCGATCACCCAGCCGGAAGCGCCACGGTCAACGCCAGCGGGCGAAACCGCGCGCAGCGTCATGTTGACCTCAAAGTTCACCACGTCCGAGGCGTTCGCCAGCGTCACGACGCCAGGCGTCAGGCCGGTGATGTTGCCGATGGTGCTAAGAGCGCCCGAGCCATCGCGGAAGAGCTGCGTGGCAAGCGAGTTGGTCAGAGCGCGGATCGCGCCGTCGATCACCACGGTCGCGCCGTTGATGAACGCCATCTTGTCCGTCTTGCTGGCAAGCATGGTCTGGTTGTCGATCTGCGCGATGCTGTAGTTCGCAACGCGGGTCAGGGCGAACGACTCCACCGTGGCGGCGGTCTGGTTCGTCTGCGCGTTGCTGAACGTGCCGCTGCGGCCCTGCGAGGTGTTCACGATCAGGGGGATCGGCATATACTTGCCGCCGAACTCCTCCATCTTCGGGACCATCGCGAGGAACGGGTTGTTCTTGTAGACCAGGTTCGCGATCTTCTGGTCGTCGTAAAGCTCCTTGAGAGCCGCGTTAGCAGCGCCAAGGTCGAACGAGAACGAGGGACCGCCAACCTGATTAAGAGCGGGGGTGGGGGGAGTACCAGCGCCGGGCCAAGCCATGTGAGTACCTACCGCAGACAGCGCATCATGCGCGTCCGCAAATCCGCGTCGAGCGCGCCATGCGCTACCAGCGGAGAGTTAGCAGTCAGTTGAAAGGAACAGTTCGCCTAGCGTCGCTGCCGTACCTAGTGGTTAACGTCCCTCGAGACGGGCGAGCGCGGCTGCAATCCGATCCGCGTCAGAGCGCGGTGACTTCGGAACGCCAGCGGCAACATTCGCACTCAGGTCATTCGACAGCGTGGGACCCATCCTAGGTGCCGGTGCTGCCGTCTGTGCCTGCGTCGAGGCCACTTTCTGCTGCGTCACTGCAAACTTCTTGGTCTGCTGGGCCTTACGGGCCAGCTCTTCGTAATGCTCCTCGACGAGCTTAGCAGCCTCAGGAATCGTCAGCAACTTCCCGCTCTGCTTGAAATGCTCCTCGATCACATCGGAAACGAGATTTGCACCGCCGTAAAGATTTGTCAACTCATACGTTTCAGCGTGCTGCGAAACGTACTCGCCGACCTCCTCGCGGAAGCTTTCAATGATCGCCTGCTGCTCGCGCGTCTGCATCTCGCGCGTCTGCTCAAGAAGCTTCTCCTGCTCCTCGCGCTGCGCCCGCTTGAACTCCTCGAGCTCCTGGCGCACCGACATCACCTCGGCGTTGGGCGTCGGCTTGTTGTCGTTGAGGACAAACTCAGTGATCTGCTCGTAAGTGAGGCCAAGCTGCTTCAGCGCATCCAGCGGGTTCAGCAGCGCCTGCTTCTTCGCCTGCTCAAACGCACGCAACTCCTCTGCTTGGCGCGCCAACTGCGCCTGCTGTTGCCTCACCGCCTGCTGCTTGCGGAGCAAGTCCTGCTCCTTGCGGGCGAGCAGGGCAAACCGGTCAGCACGAGGTTTCTCAGGCGCAGGCTCCGGTGCCGGCGCGGGCGCCTCGGGCGCTGCCTCCGGTACGGTCCCCAACACCTCCTGCGCGGTCGGCGCAGCGGCCTCGGGCACAGGCTGACCACCCACCGTACCGGTAGTCATGTTCGTCATCACTCCCTCAACACCCATCCGTCACTCCTTGGTTACTGTACCGGGACATTCGGTACCAGTTCGCTGGCAGGCATCGGCATCGGCGGCGCCAACGGCTCCCCAACCGCGCCAGGCATCGGCAGCGGCATCGGAGCGGGCGGCATCATGGCCTGCTCAATCTCGTTGATCTGCTCCAGGTACCGGCGCAGCAACTCCAGCCGGTCCTCGCGCAGGTTGTTGAACTTGCCCTTGGCGTAGTACTCAAGGCACAACTGCTTGCTCAACTGGAGGTCGTCCAGCGGATCGGGAGAGGTGTAGTCGCCCTCGTCCACGATGCGGTCAAACACGCTCTGGAGGTACTCCTCCTCCGCGTTTGCCAGCGACTCAACCTGCTCAAGGTCGGGGAAGTCCAGCAGACGACGAGCCTGACGCGGCGTCAGGAAGCCCGCCTGAGCGTACTCTTGGATCGTCGCCAGACGACCGGCGGGATCGTTGGGCAGCGACGACACAGGGAAGCACTGCATCACGTAGTCTTCGTCGTTGAGCTTGATGTCCTTCCACTCAATCATCGCCAGCGACTTCTTGCCGGGGACGCGGACCTGGTAGCCCTTGTCCGCAGCGGCGATCATCTTGACCACCTCGATGCTCAGGCGGCCCACGTCCATGAACATCTGCTCGTACGACTTGGACGGCACCGACAGACGATCCGTCTGGATGTCGTTGTACTCGCGGATGGCGCGACCGCTGTTCAACCCCTCGGGCTTCAGCGACGAGGCCGCAAGCTGCGACACGCCCGCTTGCTCGTACCCCTTGTTGATCAGCGTCTGGAGGTGCGCGTACACCTCGGGCGCGACGATGGGCGGCGTCACGTACATCGGCGGCGTGCCGGTGTAGTTGATGATGCTTCCCACGTCGTTGTTGAGGTGCTCCTTCACGATCTTGCTGCCGTTCTCAATGAACACCTTGAACGAGCCCATCAGGTGCATGGAACGCTGGATCACCCAGAGCAGCTTGTTGATCTCCAACTGGATGTTCTGCAACTGCTCGGCAAGACCCTGGCCCCAGTACCCGTACAGACGCGGCGACCACTGCACGCGAGCAAACGGGAACCACTGGTGCGGCCACGGCTCCATCTCGCCCAGCACCGCGCCGTCGATGGTGATGCAATGCTTGCCGTCGTCCGCCCCAGGGCCGCTGGGCAAATGCCACGACTCGCGCACGGTGATCATGTCCGCGACGATGCTGCGGCCCGCCTCCTCCGTCCTCGACGGCTTGGCGCCACCGATCACGTCGGCATTGTCGGGGAACAGGTCAAACAGCACCTGACGGTCAACCTGCTTCACCCGGTGCATCTGGCGCGGCTGTCCGTACAGCGACTCCACGTCGTCCACAAAGATCTCACTGGACATCACGCGCTCGTGGCAGACGCGGTCGCCCTTCGCGAACACATGGATGAAGCCGTCGCCCCACACGGACGCGTCGCGAAA